GTTCAGTTTCTGGCTGTGCGCGAAGCCGATTGGAAAGTGCCCGCTCGCGAGCCCGAAACTGAACGGCGACCCCGCGCCCGGCGACGTGTTCGTGGAAAGCAATAGCTTCGGCGGGCACGTGTTCTGCGCGATCGAATACGATGCGGCGACGGACACGCTGACCACGGCCGAGTACGGTCAGCCGGGCGGCAAGCGCCAGCGTCGCGCGGGTTTCAAGGCGGCGTTTGCCAAGCACCCGCTCGGGCACCTTCGGCTCGCCGACGTCCTCGCCCACTGCACGGCTGAGCCTGACGTCTCGCCGCTGGCGGATTGGGTCACTGGCGAGGAGCTCGACGCGTTCGCGGGCCTGATTCCCTGGCAGGTATGACAGAAAAGTCATAGCGTGGTATCTTGGACGGGGTGCCGTCATCCCGTGAAGATATCGACTTCGATCGAGCCTACGTGAACGCGTTTGGCTTGCTCGGGTTCGTTCGGCTGGCGTGGCCGCACGTCAACCCCGGGATCCCGTTCGTGGACGGCTGGCACATTCGCGAGCTCGCGAACCACCTCGAAGCCGTGAGCACCCACGACCACAACGGGATCCCGTTCTGCCGCCACCTCGTCGGCAACGTGCCGCCGGGCTCGAGCAAGAGCACGATCACGTCCGTTTGCTGGCCGGCGTTCGTGTGGGGGCCGAACAAGCAACCCGAGAAAAAGTGGCTGTTCTTCTGTTTCGATCCGACGCTGGCGAGCAAGCATGGTCGGCAGTGCCGCGAGTTGATCATGTCCGAGTGGTTCCAAGAACGCTGGCCCGTGCAGATCTTGGATCGCGGCGAGACCGACTTTCGCAATAGCGCGTCGGGCTTTCGCTACTGCTCGTCAATTCGTGGCGGCGGCACCGGCCGTCACGCTGACATCATCGTAGTGGACGATCCGATCAAGCCCGCGAACACGCAAGGCGCGGCGTCCGTTACACGGAATGAGATCGACTTCGTCAAGGGATGGTGGTCGGGCACGGTCGCCACGCGCAACGCGAACCCCAAGACGACGGCGCGCGTCATCATCATGCAGCGCTTGCACGAGGAGGATCTAGCCGGCGTCTGCCTCGAATCGAAAAAGTACCTGCACTTGCGCTTGCCTATGCGCTACGAGGCGGACACCCCGTGTAGGACGCCGTTTGGTGGCGACCCGCGAACGGTGGACGGCGAGCTGCTCTGTCCCGCTCGGTGGTCACTGACGGAAGTCGCCGAGCTCGAGAAGGATCTCGGGATCTACTCGGACGCGCAGCTACAACAACGGCCCTCGCGCGCGGGCGGGCAGATCTTCCGCGCGGACTGGTTCCGTTACTGGACCGTGAACGACTTCCCGCCGGGCGTGAACCCGCTGACGGGCGAGGGGTTCGACGAACTCTTGTGCTCGTGGGACTTCACGTTCAAGGACACGCTCGGCTCAGACTTCGTGTGCGGCCAAGTCTGGGGCCGGCTTGGTGCGCGCCTCTACATGCTCGAGCGCGTGTACGAGCGCATGAACTTCCCGACCTCGCTCACGGCGATCAAGGCAATGGTCAAGCGCTGGCCGCGCATCGGGCCGAAGCTGGTCGAGGACAAGGCCAACGGTCCCGCTATCATCGCCACACTCGAAGCGCAGATCCCCGGACTCGTCGCTCGCGAGCCGCTAGGCTCGAAGGTCACGCGCGCGAACGCGGTCAGCTACCGACACCGCGCCGGCAACATCTACTATCCGATCGAGTTCAAGGACGACAAGACTCCCGAGGGTCACGTTCGCTGCATGACGGGCTTCCCGCTCGCAAAGTTTGACGACTCGGTGGACGCCGAGACTCAGCTGCTCGCCTACGTGGACGAACAGAGCAACACGCTGTTTGACGCACTGGCGGCAATGGCCAAGGCGAAAGCGCCGCAGCCCATGCCCCAGGAAGCGATCGCAGTGATGCGCGCGGCCTACCCCCACAAGTCACTAGCCGAACAGCTCGCGGCGATTCGCGAAGCGAGCACGCACACGCCGAGGATCACATGACCGAACCCAAGCTAGAGCTGTCTCAACAATCCGAGATTGCGATCGCGCAACACTTCGCCGCGTGGTTCTCGAACGCGCGCCTGGACTCGTGGCAAAACGAGATGACGGGCTTCGGTACGTCGCGCGACAAGACGATGTACTCGAAGTTCTACGCGTCGTGTGACCTCTCGGACTCGTCGATTGAGGCAATGTTTCACGGTGACGATCTAGCCAAGACGCTGATCGAGACCGAGCCCGAGGAGATGTTGCGCAAGGGCTACTGCCTCAACATCGGCGAGCCCGACAAGCCCGACGCGGAAACCGAGGCGCACATACTCGAAGCGCTCGAGGAGCTCGACGCAAACGAGAAGCTGATCCAGGGCATGATCTGGGGGCGCGCTTTCGGTGGCGCTGCTATCGTGCTCGGCGCCGACGACGGCAGGCCGGCTTCAATGCCGTTGATTCCAGAGCGCGCGCGGACGCTCGAACAACTCGAGGTAATCGATCGCCGGTACCTGTCCGTCAATTCCTGGTACCTCGAAGGGCCGATGCGCGGACAGCCCGAGACCTACGCCGTGGGCAATCCGTCGGGCATCGTTCGCCCGTTCCTCGTCATCCACGAGACGCGGCTGATCATGTTCGGCGGCGCGCGCACGTCTCGGCTCGAGCGCATGCGTCGCGCGCACTGGGATCACTCGGTATTGCAAGTAGCGTTCGAGGTGATCCGTTCTTTCGCTGCCGGCTTCAAGTCGGTGGAAGTGCTTCTCACCGACGGACCGCAAGGCGTCTACAAGGTGAAGAACCTAGCGAACCTGATCGGCTCGAACCGCAAGGCCGCACTCGAGGAGCGCTTGCAAGCGGTCGAGCTGTTCCGGTCCGCGCTGCGCGCCATGGTGGTGGACTCGGACAACGAAAGCTTTGAGCGCCAGGCCTTCACGTTCTCGGGCGTGCCGGACGTGCTCGACAAGCTCATGTTGCGGTTGGCCGCCACGTTCCGCATGCCAGCGACCAAGCTCATGGGGCAGTCGCCGGCCGGCATGAATGCGACCGGCGAGAGCGACATTCGCATGTGGTACGACCGGCTGAGCACCGAGCAAAAGAACAAGCTCGCACCCAAGCTGCGCCGGCTCATTCAGGTGTTGTGCGCGACGCGCGAGGGTCCGACCGGCGGCAGGGCGCTACCCAAGCTCTCGATCGAGTTCAACCCGCTTTGGTCGCTCGACCCAAAGCAAGAGGCCGAGCGCCGGCTAGCCGTGGCGCAGACCGATCAGATCTACTTCAACATGGGCGCGATCACGCCCGAAGAGATTGCCCTGTCTCGCTTCGGCGCGCGAGGCTGGCAAGACGGCTACAAGATCGATCGCGAGCTGCGCGAGATCGTGCACGAGCGCGAGACCGACGAGATTCGGAACCCCGCCGACGAGACGCCCCCGCGTAACCCGGACTTGCTCACGCCGTCGTCCAACGAAGTGTTCACGTCGGTGGACGAGGCGCGCGCAAACGCGGGCTTCGGTCCCGAGGAAGATCCCGAGATCGGCAAGCTCAAGGTGGCCGAGCTCAAGGCTTTGCAGGAAGCCAAGGCCGCCGTCATCGGCGACGCACAAGGCAAGGAAGAGACCGGACAAGATGTCACTCCACAGCCAGATCCTAATCAGGCAGGTGTCCCGGGAACGCCAGGAAACCAGGGCGCACCGAAACCCGGAACGCCTTCCGCGGGCGGTAAGGTACAGCCGGGCAATGCGCCCCCCGGCGGGCCCCGAGCTGGTGTACCGCAAGGCGCTCCGAAGCCTGGTAAGCCTGGCAACGTCAAGGATTGAACGGGAAGTTTTCCCGCTGCTCGAGCAGACCTTGCCCGAGCCAGCTCGCCGAACAGACGCGGCGGATCGCTCCCCGCTCGAGCGGCTCAAGGCCGGAATCGACGAGGCCGAGCTGCGCTTTCTGCGAAGCGGGTACCGAGCGCCGCTGACCGCGTACGATCCCGAGAAGGCATCGTCGATCACGTTCTCCCAGTATCCGGGCGAGGATCTAGTACTTGAGGACGGACGGCATCGGCTAGAGGCGGCGCAACGCGCGGGCGCCACCGAGATTCGCGCCGTGCTGCGCGAGTACGACGCGGACGGCAACCTGCTACGTGAAACGCCGGCTACCATTCCGGTTCCGCGTCCGGACGCCGCAAAGCAAAAGCTACTCAGCGAGCGCACGTCTGCGCAGCCGGCGACCTCCCGCGAGCTCGACGCGCGCACGCTCGTGCGCGAGCGGTTGCAAGCGATCAAGCAAGCGTTGCTCGGCGCGGACCGATCAGCGCTAGCACAGGAGGTCGGCGAGCGCGTCGCATCGGCAAACGCCGCCGAGTTCAAGCGCGTGCTCAAGATCGACACCAAGGCGATGGGGCAACACACCTCGGGGCAGCTCGACACGTTTCGAAAGACGAACGTCGATCTGATCAAGTCTATTCCCGAAACGCTCCTCGACCAAGTAGACAAGACGGTCGAGGAAGCGTGGACCAAGGGGAAGCGCGTCGAGGTCTTGCGCGCCGAGCTGCAAAAGCGTTTCGAGGTCAGCAAGTCGCGAGCCGATCTGATCGCGCGCGATCAGGTGCTCAAGCTGAACTCGCAGATTACCAAGACGCGACAGACGAGCGCCGGCATTGTCGAGTACGTGTGGACCACCTCGCATGACGAGCGCGTGCGCGGCAATCCGGACGGGCTCTATCCGGACAGCGACTCGGACCATTACTCGCTCGACGGCACGCGCCAGCGGTGGGACGCGCCGCCTGTCACGAACGCCAAGACGGGCGCGACGAACCACCCGGGCGAGGACTATCAGTGCCGGTGCGTTGCGGTGCCCGTGCTCTCGTTCCTCGACGATCCGGATCTAGACCAGCCAGAATAGGCTGCGCCGTGCGCTTCCTTGACGCTATGACATGAATGTCATACCTTTGAGGTGCACGCGAGGTAGTGCCTCGCACCCGTAAGACCCCTGCTCCGTGGCCTTGGCAGCAAGACCCCGGGGCGGGTGCCTCACACACCGATGGCAATCCGTTACGACGCTGGACGACTAGGGACGATCGAGCGCACTCCGCAAGGTGGCGCGCGTATCCCTGCCGCGCTGACACGCGTGGGCGTGCTCACGTACACGAACGCTGACGGCTCGACCCGCCGTGAGCTTCGGCCGCCCGAGGAAGTGTTCCGGCAGGATTCGCTCGACACCTTGCGGAGTGCCACCGTGACCGAGGGTCACGCGGCGTGGATCACGCCGGATAATTACCAAGAGCACACGCGCGGTCACGTTGCTGAAAGCAGCGTGCGCAAGGACGGCGATCTCGTCGCCGCGCAGCTCGTGGTGCAAGCCGCAAAGTCACTCACGCGGATCGACACGCGCGAGCTGAGCGAGCTCAGCATGGGCTACACGTGCGATTACGACGCGACGCCCGGCGAGTGGAATGGCCAGCGCTACGACGGCGTGCAGCGCAACATCAAGTACAACCATGTCGCCTTGCTCCCGGCTGGTGCCGGTCGTGCGGGGCGTGAGTGCGGGCTGCGTCTCGATAGCTCGGCCGCCATCTGCACTGACGAGTTTCCGGCGTTCCCCGCCGGCCAGAGCGGGGGATCACCCCAAGGAATCACGACCATGAAGATTCGTTTCGACGGCAAGGAATACGACCTCGCATCCACCACCGATCTGGCCGCCTTACAGGGCGTGCTCGACAAGGCGCGCACCGACGGACTCGCCGCAAGCGACGCGCTGCGCGAGCTGCAAGTCAAGTTCGACAAGGAAAAGGGCCGCGCTGACGGCTTGGACGTCGAGCTCAAGAAAGAGCGTGACTCGTTCCCGACTCGCCTCGATTCCGCCGTCGCTGACCGCGTCGCGCTCGAGACCACCGCGAGCACCATCCTCGGCGCGACGTTCAGCGCTCGCCGCAAGGACTCGAAGGGCGTCGAGACTCGGATGACCGATCGCGAGATCATGGTCGCGGTCGTGCGCGGCGACTCGGCGGACTTCAACGACGCCGGCAAGCCGGACGAGTACGTGCGCGCCCGGTTCGACATCGTGCGCGAGAAGGGCACGCGCGCGGACGGCGTGGGCGCCGTCCTCAATCTCGCCTCGCAGCTGAACGAGGGCAACGCCGCGCCCGGTACCCGCAACGACAGCAACGACAAGACGTTCTCGGTGGACGACGTGCGTCAGGACTCGATCAACGACGTCCGAAACGCCTGGCGCACGCCCGCCCCCGTGACCGCGTGAGCCCAAAGGAACCACGACAATGACCGTTCAGACCAGTTTCTCAGTCGATAAGCAACGGGCTTACGCGGGCATGCTCGCGGACGCCGGGGACAAGGACACCATCAACAAGATCGCGACCAGCGCGGTCCCGTTCGGTTGCGGTGTCGTGAAGCGCGCGGCGCCCGCGGATACCGTCGAACAGTGCGGCGTGCCGACCGCGACCGCCGACGTGACCGCGCGCCCGCGCGGCATCGCGGTCAAGGACGAGACGCGTCGCGGCCCGCAAGCGGGTTTGCCCGGCGGCTACGAGATCGGCGACTCGGTCACCATCTTGAAGCGTGGCCGTATCTGGGTGCCCGTCGAGGGCGCCGTCGCTCAGGACGGCTCGCCGTTCTGCCGCTTCGCGGCTGGCGCTGGCGGCACTGTGCTCGGCGCGTTCCGCGCGGACGCCGACACCGCGACCGCCGTCGCATTCCCCACTGCCGTGTTCCGCACGTTCACCAGCGGCGCGGGCTTCGCAGTCGTCGAGGTCAACCTGCCGTGAGGCGCTGAGCCCACGTAGCGCATCACGAAAGGCAACAAGAGAATGTCCGCACGAATCATCACCCCGGAAAACATCCGCCTGGACTCGGCCCAACTGGCCATGTACGGGCACCTCTTCGGACAGCAAGCGCTGTTCTACGAGTACGGTCCTAAAAAGGGCCAGCGCATCGACGCGAACGACACCGCGTTCTTGGCTCGCCAAGTCGAGGTCGTTCGCGCGAAGGTGTTCGAGGTCAAGGTCGCCGAGCTGCTGGCTCGTCGCTTCCTGCCCACCGCGACGGACATTCCGTCGTGGGCAAGCCACGTCGTCGAGGTGATCTACGACTCGGCCGGCCGCGCGCGCGTGGTGTCGGGTGGCTCGAAGGAGTTCCCGCGCGTGGACGTGATCGCGAGCGAGTCCGCCTATAAGGTGGTGTCGATCGGCGCGTCTTACGGCTGGAACCTGATCGAGCTGCGCCAGGCGATCGGCACGGGCATCCCGCTCGCCGAGCGCAAGGGCGTGACCGCTCGCCGCGTGATCGACGCTGGCATTGACGAGGTGCTGGCTACGGGCGCGCTCGCGACCGTGGCCAGCACCTCGT